AACTATCCAATAAACTCTACTACTACTTCGCTGTCTGTCTTCTCACAGTAGGACCAGCGTTTGCAGAGGGAGATACAAATAATAGCTCAAATCCTGTGGCAGCAGCTACAGGTAATGTGACAAACCAAGCCGTACAGTTTCAGAACAACGGCTCGATGTCACGTCAAAACTATGGTCCAAACATATCATGTAATGGATCAACTATGACATTTAGTCCATTTTATATGGGCAATCACACAAAACCTTGGGAAGTCGGAGAAGATACAGGTATGGCTCCGAGTAGCTATACTTTATCTGAGAACTGGGGTTTCCAAGTCAACTTTATGGTTCCTCTAGATAAAAGTGGTCTTGAGCAGTGCAGACGTATTGCCAAGCGTCAAGAGGAAAAGATGCAATTAGATTACGAACTTGTACGAGCACTTAAATGTGCAGAGTTACAACGTCAAGGTTTTACCATAAGACCGGGTACACGGGTAGACTTCCTGTGTCAAGACATCGTACCTATACAATCATTATTACCACCTAAACCAGAGAAAAAGAATTTTTGGCAAAAATGAGTACATTATCTAAAATTATAGCAGACAGAGAAATTGCTGCAAAGAAAGCTGAATTAGAAGCTAAGAGAAAGCCTAAGAAAAAGGCTGCAAAGCGAGACGAGAACGGACGCTATGTTAAAAAAGAAATCACTACACCCGGAGAAGAGTAATGTTAGCACTAATTAAACCACTTGTATTAACAAGTTTAAAAAGCGACAAGTTTAAGAAGTTTGTAGTTGAACTGCTAGAAAAGCTAGTAGAGTCTACAGACAATGAACTTGACGACAGAGCACTACAAATCGTTAAGAAAGGATTAGACATCGAATGACAGAAACCACAAGAGTAATACCTAAGAAAGCAGACGAAGAAAGTTTTAACGAGCTGCATTACTTAGTCACCCAAGAATTTTTAAGATTAATAAGGTGTGGCGAAGCTAAGACAGCAGACTTAAAAGCCGCATGTGACTGGCTAAAAACTAACGACATCACAGGTGTTGCCCTTGAGGGTAGTCCCTTAGATAGATTAGCGTCAGTTATACCAAAGATAGATCCAACATTAGTACAATCTAGATTATATGGCAAGAACAGGACCTAAACTAAGCCCTAACCCCGGTAAAACTGCAAGATTTTACAGGAAGAATAAGAAGTCACGTGAAAAGCATAGGCGTACAAATCGAGCAATCAACGATACGCCAGCTAAGAAAGCTTACAGACGTGACTTAATGAAGATACGTAGACAACGTAAACCCGGACCACAGACAGATATGTCACATAAAGGTGGAAAGATCGTTGCAGAATCACGTAAAACAAACCGAGGTAGAGGCGGAGCGAGCAGAGCTTAATGACACCATTACTACCAAACCCTGATTACTATTTACAAAATTTAATAACCATGACAAGTTCAGAATCTAAACGGCTCTGGAGAAGAGCTATCAAAGAGCACTTTAATTGTACATGCGTTTATTGCGGAGAATTTCATGAATTACACAACCTTACAATCGACCACGTACGCCCCAAATGTAAAGGGGGTACGGATACAACGGCGAATGTTGTACCCTCGTGTCGACGATGCAATCAGGAAAAAGGTAGTAGAGAATGGCAAGACTGGATGAGGTCGACATTCGGTAAAACAGACAGAGAACAAACTATTCTATCACATATTAGATGAGTAAAAAAGATGATGAAATCAATAGGCAACTGATTTTTAACAGTGGTGGAGCTAATCCAGAAGATTATCTAACACCCAAACAATTAAAAAGGTATAAGGAAAACCCAGAAAGATTTATTGACATAGACGTAGATCTTGCCATGAGCAATGAAACATACGACCCTATGGCTATCGTAGAAGAAGCTATGGGTCCAGATGAAGATGATGATGAGGGTATATCAGCGTATGCTCTTAACAGACAAAGATTACAAGAAACCAGAGCTAGAGCTAGAGATCCTAACAGATTTCAAGAACAGTTAGATACCATACAACAGTTTATAGATCCATCAGATCCAGCATTTATAACTGAACTTATGATGGATCTGAAAACTGGGTATGCTGCTGCTAAGTCTGCCCCGGGTGGACCTCTTATTAAAGGTGGTGCTGCGGCAGGGGCTGTTGCAATAAGACGTATGGGTAGTAAGTATATTGATAATATGCTTGACCAAATTATTCCTGACGGTCCTATAACAGTCTATGCTATGGGTAAAGGTAAGCAGATTCCTAAGTTTAGTACTCAAACTTCATTTAACAAAGCAAGATACTATAATAGCCCAGATCATACTAACAAAATAGCAAAGGAGTTAATTAATACATGGGGAATGAAAGATCTAATCTTTGATTTCGACCAGTATGAAATTATGCGACCTAAAGTAGTACCGAGTAAAAGTAGATTATTTGGAGAACTGTTTGAGTCACCAGCATATACTAAAGTTGACTTTAACATATTTCAAAGAGCTTTAGTACAAGGTCCACAAGGTCTAAGAAGTAAGTATGCTAGTATTATAGATAATATAGGTTTTCCACAAACTAAATTTCAGTTACATCACACTGTACCTATAAAAGGATCACTACCCGGATATGACGGATTACGTTTTGGTAGTGATGAATGGTGGGATGTTACTGAAATATTATTTAAAAACATGCTACGACCCGGTAATGATGCGTTTAACTTAGTAGCTTTAGTTGGTGGTAACAAACCTACAACTATTCTTAAAAACGGAATGCCTACTAGATTTCCTACACCGCACAGTGTAACACACAAGTTTTTAGATAACAAGATTGGTCCAAGTGGTGAATTATTCTGGACAAAAGAAGTCAGAGATCAAATGAAACTTGACTTTGAATTTAGAAAAGAAAAGTGGCAAGAGTATGCAGAGATTGTTAAAAAATCTCAAGACGTAACTAACCAAGCTGAATTTACGTTTAGAGACTTGTTTGAAAAAATACCAGCAGATCAATTAGATGATGAACTAGATTTAGTAATTGATAGGCTTGTAAAGCTTGATAACGACGGTTTATTAAATGTTAAAAAAGTTGATGGTAACTATCAAGTACCACAGATGGCAGATCTTGTTACAGAAATAAAAGAAGAAATGCTAGAGAGTGAAGCAGATGCTGCTTTACGTGCTGTAACAGGTAGAGAAGGACTACTCGCTGACTTTGTAAAAAGACAAGAAACAAGCAATATAGATTTAAGAAAACTATCTGAAATGAATTTAACAGATCAGTTAAGAGAGTTAGAAAAACAGACAGGTATGTCAGTCGAAGATCTACAGTTACTAATACAGACTCAACCTAACTTCGATATTATTAAATTTATGAAGGAATATGACTGATACAGAGATAATTGATAGTTTAAAAGGTGACTTTAAGCTTTTCCTACAAGCACTGTGGGAAGAGCTAGGTCTACCAAGTCCGACCCGGGCACAGTATGCTATTGCTGACTACTTACAAAACGGACCTAAGCGTTTGCAGATCCAAGCGTTCCGTGGTGTAGGTAAGAGCTGGATTACTGGTGCATTTGTGTTATGGACACTATTTAATGACAATGAAAGAAAGATTATGATTATATCTGCTTCTAAGGAAAGAGCAGATAACATGTCTATTTTTTTACAAAAACTAATTATAGAGACACCATGGCTAAGTTATCTAAGACCAAAGAGCGACGACAGCAGATGGTCAAGAATTTCCTTCGACGTAAACTGCTCACCTCATCAGGCTCCATCCGTGAAGAGTGTTGGTATTACTGGTCAGTTAACGGGAAGTCGTGCGGATCTGATGATTCTGGACGACGTGGAAGTACCGGGAAACAGTATGACGGAGTTGATGCGTGAAAAGCTACTTCAACTCTGCACAGAAGCCGAAGCCATCCTTACCCCCAAAGATGATAGCCGTATTATGTATCTCGGGACTCCTCAGACTACTTTTACTATTTATCGTAAGCTGGCAGAGCGGAGCTATCGACCATTTGTTTGGCCGTCCAGATACCCAAGACGTAAAAAGCTTACACAGTACGAAGGACTCCTAGCACCTCAAATACAAGAAGATCTGGATATGGGTGCAGATGAATGGGAAGTTACAGATCCAGACAGATTTAGCGAAGATGACCTACTAGAAAGAGAAGCAGCTATGGGTCGGAGCAACTACATGCTTCAATTTCAACTAGATA